TTTGATCATCTACATTTGTATTTGGTGTAGACCTATAATCATAATACTTTTGAATAAAAGTTTTTTCTAAAATTGCTTTAGGTATTCTATGTTTAACTTGATCAAGAGCATAACTAATAGCTGACATTTTGTTCCTTTTTTGATTCTAGATTAATAAAACCACATATTACTAATTTGGTATATGTCTTGGTTTAGCTACCTATAGTATTACTTTTTAAGGATTTTTTAATATGAAACTCAGTACAACAATTAGCGATACTATATTAGATAAACCTCCAGCATTTACGCCTACTGGATTTTTAATGGACAAAGTACATTATTCGGACATTAAAAAAATGTTCAATGCTTTAATTGTAGACGATATTGCAAATGTTATAAAAGGACATATCGATAAAAATATAGTTTATTTGGGTGAATTTTCAAACACTGAAGGAGAATTAAAATGTAGAATTACCATTTTTGAAATTATCGATTCTACTGACACCGTGGATACTAAAACAGATTGGTTTTATTATTCAAAACTTTGGTTTAGATTCAATAATGCTTTTAATACGTATGAAGCATTTATGGATTATATTGAAGAGTATAGGGAAGTCTTTTCGGTAGACTTTAAAAAGCCGCTAGTTTCTTTTTACATAAACTTTTGAGATTTTAATATGACGTCAATTTCTAAAAACGCTAATCAAGTAATCGCTTGCGGAGGCGCAGGCACCAATATTTTAGCAGAATTTTCTAAGATCGGTGTGACTGATCTGCCTGGTTTTGCACGCGTGATTCCATGCTACGTTGATACTAGTATGAGTAATCTCAGGAATAAACAAATTCCTGATGAAAACTTGTATCTATTTGAAGGTATTGATGGTTCAGGAAAAGTACGTAGTCAGAACTACGACGACATCTCTAAGAAGACAAAAGAAATTTTGCTGAAGTTTAAACCGACACCGATCAATATTATTCTACATTCAGCTAGTGGCGGTAGTGGAGGAATTATTGGAAGCGTACTGGTATCTGAACTAAAAGCTCGCGGGCATCAAGTAATCGTAGTTTTGATTGGTAGTACGGATACGCGTATTGAAATTGAAAACACCATCAAGACTTTAAAGTCATATGAATCAATTTCAGAAAAACGTGATTCATCTGTGGTTCTACATTATCTAGAGAATACTCGCCTAGAACCTCGTGGTGAAATTAATCGCCAGGCTAGGAAGTTTATTCAATCTTTAATGGGTTTGTATTCTGGCCAGAATGACGAACTTGATACAGCTGATTTGAAAAATTGGTTGAATTATACCAGTATCACGGGCGGTCAACCACGGTTAGCTTCTATCAATATGGCCGTTACCACAGAGGAATTAAATAGCGTAGGTACGGTAGTATCGGTAGCTACATTAGCTATGCCAGGTATGGAAACATGTATTGGTCAGACACCAGCATATCAATGTGTTGGTTATCCGCCTGCATCTTGGGGTGATAAAACTCTTGAGAATAGTCGTGTCATTGGTGACAATGCAATGCATTTTTGTATTAGCGATGATTTCATTCTAGACAATGTTACGCGTTTGAATAAAATGCTAACCGATGTCAATGACGTCTTTGAATCACGAAATGCACGAAAAAGTATCTTAGATAAAAATGACAATAAAACAGACGTAGGGATTATTCTTTAATTATTAAGGATTAAAATGTTGAACTTTTTAAAGGATATTAAAAACGCCTTTGGTAAACCGAATGTTTTGAGAATGAAAGCTGAAGAACTGTTAGAAGCGGAAATTAACTTGCTGAAAGCGCAATCTGGAATGGAGTACGCAAAAAGCATGGTGTTATATCATACCACTAGAATCGAAAGATTGAAGTTGGATATCAGCAAATCTACAGGCTAACAAAATATATAAACCTCAGCCATCATTTGACTAATGATGGTTGAGAGTTATATTAGAGCTTATTTTTTTAAACTAACTGAGGTTTTAAATGTCAGATGTTTCTGAGTTAATTGTAGAATCTAAATTGAAAATTGATCTAGAGGATTCTGCTAATAGAATAGAATATGAATTTGCTGATTATTTATTGCCAGCACCAAAAGGTATATATGTAATTAATAAAGTCGAACCAGTAATGAAAGATGGATTATTGTATTACATCATTGAAATAGACAAAGCTGGTAACATAAAAAGAATACCTGTATCAGATATTACAGATTTGAATTGTTGTGTGTATACATCGGTTAATGATTGTGATAAAACAGTTATACCTAAAATATACATGCTAAAGAAAGAAAAGTATTTAGGCACATCACCTGTGATGGCGTATAGAGGTATAAAAATATTAGAAGGTCTAATAAATCACCAAATCGATTGTTTTGTTAAATACAGAAAATCTAGCAAATCAGATACTTATGTAATAAAAAGTAATTTAATAAAATTAGATAAAAGCGTTTTAAATAAAACAATTTCTAAAATTATAGATATTTACGATGATAATATTTCTGAATCTATAAAGAACTTTTTAGGTTTAGCTAACTGGAATTTATATTTTACAAAAATAACCGATGCCAAAATATTAATTGAAAAATCAATAGATTGGAGGGCTTATCAATGGGCACTAATGGAGCAAAAGAGATTAGACAAAATCAAAGAAGATAAATTTGATGGGTTAGATGGATGTAATTAAAATGAAAGAATTTACCTATTTAATTTCATTAGAAAATGTTTACACTTATCTGGAGAAAAGTTTACACTCACCTAATATAGAATACCAGCCTAATGTGGTATCGAGTGTATTAGACATGTTAGTCGAGTCTTTATTAAATACGAATAAAGATTACGGTACAGGAATCAAAGAAATATGTGAATTATTATCCGTATATCATTTTAATGAAGTATTTGTAACAGAGATCTGTGATACATCAGTGAGTTTAATTCTGTCTAAGATAACTGAAATTATTCCAGACTTTGCTGATGATAGATGTAGAGGCAAATACACATTTAAAATGGTAAAACGGGCTTTGGTTAGGATTAAAATACAAAGGCAGTTATATGACTACTTCGATTAAACTATTAGTGAATATATCCGAGTTAAGATATTTAAATACTATTTTACAAGAAAAGTTTCCATATATTAATATGTTTGTATCGAATGGATTAAATTCTTTAATAGATTGTTTAATGACAATTTATGAATTGACTGAACATGATCAACTCATTTTCATTGAAGAAGTGATGAACGTTATTGATACATGCATATCAGAATACAGTGAAGTATATGAAGTTGAGTCCGTACATTCCGATGCAGCAATAACAGAGTTATATTCTTATGAATTTAGCTGTTACATAAATAGTCTTTATAATGTTATAAACGATCACATGAATAATCTATTAACATCTAAGTTCTTTATTGTAAAAAATTTTAATTCGTATGATAGATTAACAAAAATATACATGGAGTTATATATAGATGGATAAAGTAATTATATTGTCTTTTCATGATTTAGATAATTTATTAGCTTATATTGAAAAGACATCTAATTTCCCAATAATTGATATAGATGCTCTATTAGAAGTAGTAATAGATAAATTCATAAATGAAATTAATACAGACGTAAATACGTATACTAATGAAATAATGAAATCTAATATATTAAATGACAGAATGGAAATGGATACAAATGATTTTGTAAATCTAAATACATTGATATGTGAATTACTAACTAGTGTAAAAAATAAGTTATGTGAGCTAAAAATGTCAGGTAAAGATTATTTTAAGTACGGTTATCTTAAACGAAGGAGCGGTAATATTGTTCTACTTAAATGCAAAACAGGTCTACATTCCACCTGCTAATATAATTATAAGTATAGATAAACTAAATTACGGTATATTGGAATTAGAGTATAATACCGGGTTAATAATAAATGATGATGAAACATTAAATGCAATTTGCAATTGTATAATTGAAGAAAATTTAGCCATTACAGAAATAGAGTATTATTGTTTAGATATAGTAAGTAAATTTTGTAATGGTAACATTTATGGTGAGTTAGATTCTGTATTAAAGTTTTTAATATATTATGGAAATGAAATATTTCATAAAATAAAAACAATTGGATTATATCAAAATGGTATATTTCCTTTTGTATATAAACAAAGAAGATATGACTCAATACACTTTATGAGAAAGGATATTTTGTATGATCAAATTAAACGGGAATTAATAAAAAATGGACAATACTCCGACTTATATAATAATAAACGTTAGAGCAATATACTCGGAGTTTAAATCTAGATGTGATGATTTATTTAATAACGAACTAGATATAATTGAATTATTCAATCAAGCAATAGATTATATAACTGATAGTTATTTTTGTGATGATGAAGTTAGGTCACATATAAAAGAGCAATTGCTGAGATCTAGAAACCTAAATTCAAATAATCTAGAGATATTAATGATTCATCATCAATGGTTATGTCAAAGTTTATTAGAGCAGTTTAGAATATTGAACATATCACCGATGATAGATCATATTGATAATAACGAAATTTACCCATATTACTTTAAAAAATTAGTAGGTGGTAAAATAATTCTAAAACATTTCTAAAGGATATTTCATGCAGTATAATTTAAATATTAAGCAATCGTATAATTTTTTAATGAGAGCACCTGGAATACTAGGATACAGATATGATAATTCAACTGTACTAGGTATTATGGATTTTTCATCTGCTAAATTAGTAGACGATATAGTGGCTATTCATGCACAAGTCTATCCGGATTTACCGTCAGGTGTACCTAGGAGTGCTGAAGATTTAATATATGTAAAAATCAAAACTGTGGAAGGTACTATTAAAGTATTAGCCATGGATTGGATAGCTTATCAACCAGTAATAGTTACAACGACTAATATTAATGTAGCTATTAGCAATGTAACAATAGATAGCATTTCACAAATTAGAGACATCTTAGCAATGAATGGTTTTCCAGACATTTCAATTTCTACAGTTTAAAGAAATAATGCATATGTTGTGAGAGAAGTTGTTTCTCTTTACAAATTACGTTTAGAGTGTTTTTTTATGTGCGGTGGATATTTTCTCCTTTTGACCACAGGCATATACTTAAATATTTTAGATGTTGTTTGTGTCGTTATGTGTTATAGTCGTATAGACCTTCAAAAAGTCTATACGGCTCTATGCCGTAAAAAAGATAGAAAACAAACATGAGATGTAACCAATTGGAGAAGTCATGAATACAGAATTTGTAGACCCATTTGTGAAAAAACCAGATGAATATAAAAGAGATTTAAATATCCTAGATCACTATGTAAAAGATTCTGTAAATTTTTTACATATTAGCACAGGTCGCCCTCTAGAAGAGTGTATGGAATTCATACACCAAACGCTAGGTAGAGATGGAAAGTTTCCATTTAAAGACCCAACTGTGCAGTGTTTAGTTAGACAAGAAAACGGTGATAGAGAACGAGTAGAAACAAAGCTATCAGTATATTTAAATGATGCTATTAAAGAAAAAGAATTAATTGCACCTACATTAACTACATATGTCTACCCGTACGTTAATACATCTCTATTATCTTTATATATTGATGGAAACGTAAAGGCAAGAAGTGTAGCTAAGAAAGCAATGTTTGCAGCTGAAGCAGAAGGTAACATGGAATTAGCCAGTATAAAAAAGATTGAACAAACTAATAAAAAATTAGCTAACAATTCAATTTCTGGAGCACACGTTTCACCTAGTAACCCGTTATATAATCCTACTGCACATTCTACATTGACTAGCAATTGTAGAAGTACATCTGGATATGGGAATGCTAATAATGAAAAACTGTTAAGTGGTAACAGACATTATTGGAGTCACGATATTGTATTAAATAATATTGTTTCAATAGTAACACATACTGACTATGAGCAATTAAGTTTAGTAATTGATAAATATAATTTACATATCCCTAGTATAATTGAAACATTAGAATGTATTAAATACTCTACTGATTTATATTGGTGGGAAAGAAATTATTTTAAAGAAATAGAATCGTTAGTAAATAAATTAGAACCATTACAGAGAGCCGCATTTGTATATACAGGTGACTTACATCATTTAAAGAAATTAAACAATGATTTAATTAGAAACTTTATAATGAAATTATCAGCTAAAAAAACTACTGTAGATAATCCAGATGAAGTAATTAAGTATGCTCAAGAATCTCATTTAAACTTAGCTCACCAAATATGCACAAATGAAACAAAAGGAATCGGTAAAAAATATAACGGTATAAAAGGTACACAAGCTTATATCACATTAGCTGCCACGGTTAGAAATATTGAAAATGTAGTAACCGAATATTCTGATTTCATAAAAGTATTTTTTGTATCAAATAACATGCCAGCTAGTATGGCATATTTTCCTGAAAGTATTAGACGATCTGCTTTAACTGGGGATACTGATTCCACTATTTTTACTGTACAGGACTGGGTAATTTGGTATAAAGGTGGAGTAAGTTTTGATGATGAGGCTACAGCTGTGGCGGCTACTTTAATCTTTTTAGCATCGTCTACAATTGCACATATCTTAGCAATTATGTCTGCTAACTTTGGAATAGTAAAAGAGCGAATACACCAAATTGAAATGAAAAATGAATTCAAGTTTGATGTATTTGTACCAACACAATTAGGTAAACATTACTTTGCTACTATCAGTTGTCAAGAGGGAAATGTATTTGAAAAAAGAAAGATGGAGATTAAAGGAGTATACTTAAAATCATCAAATGCACCTAAGATTATAAATCAAACAGCTGTAAAAATGATGGATGAAATAATGCAAACAGTAATCGATGGTAAAAAGATATCGGCTGTAAAATATTTAAAACAGGTAGCTGATATTGAAAGAGAAATTGTAGCTTCTATTCATAGAGGTGACTTTACCTATCTTAGAACTGGTAGTATTAAAGATCCGGGCAGTTATACTAAAGAAGGTAGTTTATCACCATATCAAAATCACGTAATGTGGAATCAGGTATTTGGACCTAGTTATGGTTATATGGATGAACCACCTTATAACACTATTAAAGTATCTGTTGATTTAGATTCACCATCCAAGATGAAGAAATGGTTAAACGATATTGTTGATAAAGATTTTGCTAATAGATTAGCTGTGTATATGAAAAAGAATAGTAAAACAAACATTACTACTTTTAATATACCTGCTCAAATATTATCAGATAAAGGTATGCCAAAAGAGATTAACTTAGTAATTGATTACAGAAAGATTATGGGTGACATAAATAGTATATATTATATTTTGTTGGAATGCCTTGGCGTATATATGCAAGATAATAAAGTCAAAAGGTATGCGAGTGATTTTTATTGATTTTTTTAAAAAGGAATGATTATGCTTAATTATATTTATAGTAAACCCCGTGTATGTAAAAATACTAATATCATTAAAACATTTGATAGGGATGTTAAACTAACAATGTACATGAGTGAGCCAGTTACTGCTATATTTGATAACTTTTTATCAATGGAAGAATGTGATAAATTAATTGAATTATCTAAAAATAGACTCAATAAATCTACAACTGTAAATATGGATACAGGTACTCCGGAAACTATCACTAATAGATCTAGCGAAGGAGCTTTCTTTAATAAGACCGAAAGTGATTTTATAATTAATATAGAAAAAAGAACTTCTGAAATTATGAACTGGCCTGTGGAAAATGGAGAAGGCTTACAAGTATTATATTACAAAACAGGTGGTGAATATAAACCGCATTTTGATTATTTTCCACCTGAAATTCCAGGTAGTAAAATACATTTAGCTAATAGCGGACAAAGGGTTAGCACGCTTGTAATGTATTTGAATGATGTAAAAGATGGTGGTGGCACTACATTTCCAAAACTAAATTTAACAATAATCCCTAAAAAGGGAAGCGCTGCTTACTTTGAATATTTTAATGATTTAGGTCAAGTTAACCCATTATCATTACACTCCGGTGATCCAGTTATTATAGGTGAAAAATGGATAGCTGTTAAATGGATGCGTGAAAATAGATTCTAATTAAATGTCATATACCCTATTATCAATTAAGATAATAGGGTGTATGAAATAGTTCGATTCTAGATTTTTTCAGTCACATATAACTAATTTGAATAGGTATACTCAGAACGTCTGGGAGTGCTTTTATTTACAGTCCCACAGTGGACGAAAGGATTTCGTATGAAGATCATCATTTCCCGCGCCGCCGTTTCTTCAATTGACGCATTGAGCGTCAAGATGAACGTGGAACTGAGTCTCGTGGACGACAAGTCCGTGAAAGAGACACTGGATAGAGCGGTTGACTGCTCTATCCAGAAGCAGTTCAAAAATGTCAGCCTACGGGTTGACAATGCGGAGTATACACTAGAAATCGACGACGCAGTCGTCGATGTGCTGGCACCGATGTACATCAAGCTGGCAAGCTTGATCGCCACCGCTACGCCAATCTTGATGGCCATTTACCGGACATCGACGTCC